TTATCTGTCACCCCGGCAGGTTGCACGGGTTGACCGCAAATTGTGCGGCATCAAGGGCTGCACCTGCGCTCGCCGCAATTGGGGCGGGTACAGGATAGATTTTGAGCATGACGGATCAGCAATTGTTATGGCCCCGCCCTATTGACAAGCCGCCCCTTTATATTGTCCCATACGCAAGCCAAGCCACAAAGGATCAAACACAATGCACATTCAAACCGCCACAATTGCCGCGCCCCATGCCGCCCGTGATAACATTTTGCACGCCCTAGCGGCCTTTGCCGCCACGCGCCCCGGCCTAAACCCGCGCGAATATATGCGGGACTGGCGCGATACAGAAGGCCGCAAAACATATGCCGCAGAAGTTCGCAGCATAACTAAAGACCTTCACCACGCCCGCGCCTTGCTTACCGCCGTGCGCCTGTCCAGCATTAGTGAGGCGCAGCTCGTTGAGGCTTTCCGTAGCAAGCGCCTGTCATGGGACGGTCAACGGCTAGACTATTGCATAAGCCAATGTTACGCCACCGAATACCGCAAAGCGGTTTGCGCCGTGCTGGCAAGCGCCTTGTGGGCCTATTACCGCGACGATTGCTGCGCCGATACGGGCGATAAGATACGCCTCGCCGCACGCCGTGCCTTGCCCCGCGCGATTGCCTCGCGCTGGTTTAATTAACCGCCACTAGAGAGGAAACAGCCATGACCACGCAACACACCCCCGGACCTTGGTATATTGACAGAATATTGAATAACGCAAACCTAGGCTATCGCGCCATCATTGACGGTGACGGATACACGGTTTGCAGCCCGTCACCTATGGGCCAAGCTAACGCCCGCTTGATCGCGGCAAGCCCTGACTTGCTGGCGGCGTTGCAAGCGGTCTGGGAATTCTTTGAGCCGGTCTATGTGTCGGCAATGGCCGATGACACTGAGCGCACGGCGCAGGACGAATTGATGGACACAGTGCGCGCCGCAATCGCCCAAGCAACAGGTGAAGCATGAAAAACACCAAAACCACGGCCATAGAGTTTAACGATACAAATGGCTTTAGCCACCGGGTTATCCGCACGGGCCGGAACACCGCCGAAACCTATATCCGCACGCCGCACAACGATCATTTCGTGAAGGCGTTTGCCTTGTTAAGGTTCAAGGGCAATTTCACCGCCCATAACATCAATAATGCCGTTGTGATAGGAGCGCACTAGCATGACACTCAAAGCCCCCAAAGAAAACGATATGAGAATATGGTCGGCGGAATGGCGCATCGTTAAGCGCGGCAAGCAGCATTACATCATGGCCGGTAAGGCGGAAGTTTGCCGCATTGCGCCCGGCTTACACAAAGACATTGCCAAGCTCATCCGCTCCGCGCCTTCCATGCGGCAAGAGTTGTCCAAGCTGGTTCACTTTATTAGCGACAGTATGCCCGGCGTTGTCGCTGGGGTGATTAGCAACAGAGAAGATTAGCCTAGCCTAGCCTGAAACCGCACCGCACCAAGCCATTCCGGCAAGGGCGGATATTAAAGGAGAATTACAATGGGAAATAGACTATTGGAAATAGACGGCTTACCGGTCAAGGACGCTAAAAAAAGCATCCGCCTCGAAATCATGCGCGAGGACATTGTTAACGCCCGCAAGAAAAATTCTAACTGCTGCGCCGTTGCGAAGGCCTGTAAGCGCGGCCTGAGCGTCAAGGCCGTCAAGGTACATTTGACGCGCCTTTACCTAAATACAGATGGTAAATGCTTCACCCGGTATATAGTAGGCGGGGCCATGCGGTCGGAGATTATTGCGTTCGACCGGGGCGGCAAATTTCAACCGGGAATGTACAATCTGGCGGTGCCTGACAAAACTAAGGCGCTGGGTTATTCCAAAGTAAGAAACACCAAGGTTAGGAAAGACGAAAAGGGCAAGCCAAAGCTAATAAAGACTTATACCGAAACGAAAAACATTCGAGCCACCGCACAATACCGTTAATGCTAAGGGGAGCGTTTAACCGCGCTCCCCATACTGCCACCCCTGAAAGGAACCGCCATGTCCTGCTACATCCCGCCCCCGCCCGTCCCGCACTGGCTTGTGCGCCTTGCTTACGTCACTTTTGGAACCGCCCTGTTCGCCGGAATGCTGGCCGGGTTCTGGCTTATGGTTCACCTAGTCGCGGCAATCCTAAACGGTGCGCCATGATGTACATTCTCACGTATCCAAACGGCGATGCAGCATGGTTCCCCGGCATGGGTGCCTTGCTGGAACACATAGAATACGATGCTTTCGGTTTAAACGATTGCGGGGCTTATTGGATCAAACCAAACGGGGCTTGGCTTGACGCAAGCCGGGAGATTGAGGCCGCGCTAATCGAACATGACGAGGCTATGGCATGGGAAAGCGATCACGAAGCGTTCATTTCCAGCCCGGAAAAGACAGGGCGGGTCTAATGGACAGGCTCAAGCCCATACCATTTGCCACCCATTGCCGCTGCGGCCATGGTATGCCCAAAGGCGCAACCGCCCGTTGGGACGCTAAGGCGCGCCTGTACTACGATTGCAGCCTTTGCCGCCCGCGCCCAGCCTCGCCCCGGTGCGAGAGCGGCGGCAATCCGGGTTGCACCTGCGATATATGCTTTTAAAGGGGGCACCATGGACAGAGGAATTTTGTATATATTGATTGCCCTAGCCGCGTTCTGGCTGTCTGTTGCTGGCCTTGTATTGCTATTCATTTAGGAGATGACGCCATGCCATACCACGACAAAGAAGCCCGCGCCGCTTTGGCTGACTTGCTCGATAGCTGCGAAACCGTTGAGCATTATCTAAATGTAATCTGGAGACAGCGGGAACGCGAAACTTCCGTTTCATCTAGCGGCTGGCCGTTTAAACCAAGCGAAGGCATTGAGCAGCCCAGCAAGCTGAGGAAGATTAAATGAAAGCCGCCGACTTCCTGTCACAGGTTGCCCTTATCGTGCGCGAGCGCGGCGAAGTGTACGGCGACCCACGGGCGAACCTAGGAGACACTGCAACCCGCTGGAGCGCCACTCTAGGCCATAAGGTGACACCCGCGCAGGTCGCAATGTGCATGGTGGATCTTAAAATGAGCCGCCTTAAAGCGACCCCGCATCACCTAGACAGCCTCCAAGATATATGCGGATATATCGCCCTGCTATCCGAAATCATAACCGATTAAACGCCCCGCCCTTGCTCCCTTGGGGCGGTGTGCGGCCTCCCCGGCTGGCTTGGCGGTTTCGCCGGGGGGGCACCTAATCGGCGAGCATCCATGTCCCGGCAACGCCTTCGCGGACCCTGTGTTCGCTCTTTAGCTTCATCAGCGCCTTGCGAATGCCGCGAGTTGCATTGTCCCGGCTCATTTTGGCCATTGGAATGGCGGCGTCTTTCATGGCGTTTTCCATGATCTGCCCGCCTTGGGCATCTGTCAGAATCTTCATTATTAAGACTTCGTACTTGTTGCCCGCATCGTTGTTCTCGCGGATTGAGGCAACCGCGTCATGGTAAACAGCCACAAGGCTGGAAATGTTTTCGTTCTCATCATCCTTGCCTATGATCCGGCGTTCTAGATCAAAATAAAGGCCCTTCACCTTGTCCCCGTCCTTTTGCTTAGTCACTTCCAATCGGGCGTTTAAAGCCTCCGGGTTAGACCGAAAGCAGCCCAGCAGGAAATCCACGTTAGCCGTGATGGCGCTCGACCCACGGGGCCGCTCGCTGGCACTGTGGCCGCTGTGATGGATAACCAAGACGGTCGCCCCGAAAGGCTCGCGTATCTCGCTGTTAATCATCCGCAGATAGCTGGCGATGTCGCTAGAGCTATTCTCATCCCCGGCGAAAGTCTGTGACAGGGTGTCAATTACGATCAGCTTGGGGATTTCAGGCAAAGCAATAATGGAAGCCCGCAGCGCGGCGACTTCATCCTTGGCCGAGAGCAGCAGGGGGACCGTGCAAACATGGAAGTTAGGGGGCGGTGGTATGCCGTTCTGCCAAGCCACAATGCGCTTGTATATGCCCGCCCCGCCTTCTGCGGCCATGTATCCCACGGCCCCGAAGTCTGTCTTGCGACCTGTCCACGCCTTGCCATTGGCGACAGACAGGCACAGGTCTAGGGCAAGGAACGATTTAAACGTACCAGACGCGCCAAAGATCATGCCCATGCTATCAGCCGGGATCAGGTTCTTGACTAACCATTTGATGTTCTTGGTGCTTTCGCCAAGCTGGTCAATGGTTTTCCAATATGCAGCGACGTTTAGCGGCTCCTCTGGCTTGGGCGCGTATTTATCAGCGCCCTGCACCATGCGGACCAGATCCGGCCCGAAACGCTCGCGCCAACGCTCCAGATCCTCGCCTTCCTCTGGCGGCTTGGAAGCCAGCATGATCGAACGCAGGACGTTAACGGTTGCGCCCTGCTTCAGCCCGCTGGCGACTAGGCTGGCCGATAGCTTCATTAGCGGATCATGGTATGACCGCTGGTCTAGGTTGGGATTGATGATCGCCTTGAATAGCTCTACCGCATCGCCAACGCCTTCAGGCTTGGGCTTGGTTGCGGCGACACCGCTTTTAATGATGTCAAGCTCAAGACCGAAGGTTTTAACGGCATCAGCTAGGAAATAGACTTCATCCAGCTTGTGATACAGCAGCCGGGTAGTCCAATGGCCGCTTTCCCGGTTCTTGGTATTGGTGCCGACAGGTAACCGGGCGTATCTGACGGGGTTGTTACCACTGCTATCGGCCTTTACATGGCCGCTGGCTCCCATTGCTCGCAGGACGGCATCTACTAGGGGCGCGTTCTGGGTGTCAGGGTCAGCCGGGTCCAGCATGACGCCGACCTGATAGCTGCCCTTGGACGTTTCCAAGGCGTAGGAATACGAGCCTACAAGGTCGTTTAAACCAACGGGTGATACGTCATCAGCCAGCAAGACAGCCAAACGCCCGAAGCAATCCTTATTCCTGCGCTTGTCGCCGCCACGAGATAGCATGACGCTGACGCAATAATAATTGTTATCCTCGCCGCGCTTATTGATGACGATCTTTTGTGATTCCGACCCGGACCATGAACTGCCCAGCCACGAACTTGGCGGGGCTTCACTGGGGTCGCTTGCGAATGATGTCGTCCAGCCATAGTCGTCCCGCAATCTGCCATAGATGGCAGACAGGAACTCAGAATTACGCATGATTGCCTCGATTTAAACGCCGAAAAGGTCTTTCAGGCTAATTGGTATTTTGCGCTTCTTGGCGTAGGCAATTAGGGCTTTCCAATGGTTCTGGGGGATTTTACCGGCGGTGCCGTCTTCGATTAACCAACGGCTGACTGAGCTTGGGGCGATGCTGAGGATCTTGGCTGTGGGCGTAACGCCGCCGAGACGGCGGACTATGGAGTAGGCTGGTTCGCACCTGCCTTTGATGTGTGCCATAAAAATCCTTTAGGTGGTAATTCGCCTAATATGCACGGCTGTAAACTATGTGCAATAGACATTTTGTAAAAAAAACATCTTGCCGGGTTTGCAAGGCCCATGCTAGGCCATTCGGACACGAAAGGAACCGCCATGGAATTATCGAATGAACAAGCTGAACTGGGCTATCTAGCTGAACGCTGGCTTGAGGCCAAGGTAGCTGAGACGAAGGCTAATATCTGGCGCTTGGATGTTGAAAGCAGGATATTGAAAATATCCCCAGCCAGAGAAGAAGGCTCGACCACTATCGTCTTGTCAACCGGCCATAAACTCAAGACAACCGGCAAGCTGTCCTACAAGGCAGACTTGGACGCGCTACTGGCCATTACCGCCGCATGGCCGACTGAATACAGGCCGATCAAGACTGAAATCAAGGCTGACGAGACAGTATTGAAGCACATCCGTGCCACCCGCCCAGACCTGTGGCGCGAAATCGCCCCCGCCA